CAAAGAAACTTTTTGTGGGGTAGTAACGGAAGAAAGTTAATGGTTATACCATTTGACGAACATCCTTATACTGCTTTAGCACATTGGTTTAAAACTGACGAGGGAATGGAGATTTACTCCAATATTGAAAAAAGATTAAATTAACAAAATAAAATGATCGTCCTTCGGGGCGATCATTTATTAAAATAAAATAAAATGGAAAAATCAAAAGGATTAGGAGATTCAATAGAAAAATTTACAAAAGCAACTGGTATAAAAAGCTTGGTGCAAATGGGTAATAAAATGGCTAAGAAAAAAGGCTGTGGTTGTAATAAAAGAAAGGAGGCATTAAACAAAGCTTTTCCTTATAAAAAATAAAAAATGGTAAACATAGATACGGTATATCAAACAGTACAAGCTTTAGCTAACAAAGAACAAAGAGGTTACTTAACACCTCAAGAGTTTAATTTATTTGCTAACCAAGCCCAACAAGATATTTTTGAGCAATACTTTTATGATATAAATGCTCTTAGAGAAAAAAGATCCCAAGAGTTTGAAATTGGTGACTCCGTATCACATATAATGACTAAAATAAGGCCTTTTTATAACATCCTACCTTTACTACCAAACGGTGTTATACCAGGTAACGATGCTAATACTGGAAAACTAATATATAACAAAGGTGGTGTTAGTAGAGCAATGATAGAGGCTACAGGACCTGAAGAATTAAGAAATATAGCTCAATCATTTTGGCATACCGCAGGTACCGATGAGGTCTTTTTTTTTAGGGAAAGAGAATTTAAAATACAAGTTTGGACCGCGGATAATGGAAAT